AGTTCGGTGACACCCTCGAGAGTTTGGGCGCGTTCTTTCTTGCGGCCGATGACTTGGTCGCGAGGTTCACGGGGAAAGTAGAAACTATCATTCGGATATAGGTCGTCATCCATCACTTGGCTCCCGTCTTTGGCTTAGGTTGTTTGGCGGCGATAGCGGCGGTCTTGGCTTGTTGCTCTTGACCCTTTTCCTGAACCTCTATCTTCTTGGCTTCTAGTACTAACTTAGCTCGCTCAATTTCCTGCTTATTGTCTATCTCCTGTTGTTTGAGGGCGTGGTCAGGGGTGTATTGGCCGGAAGTGTCGGGTTGAACCTGCTCTGGTTGGGAGCTGGACGCGGCCTGAATCTTCGTCTGGGCGGCTTTTAGTTCGGTCTGTTGCTGGGTTGGAGAGGCCATTTGTGACGGCTGGAAGCCAAGGTTCTCTTCCTGCTGGCGCTTGATGTCTTCCGGGAGGTCTTTGTAGTTAGTAATCAGATTCTCACGAGGTGGCGGGCTGGCTTCGGCCATTTTCTGAATGGCTTGCTGAGTTTCCTGGTCGTCTAGTTTAAGGTTTTCGGGATTCTCAGTACCGGAATTGTCAACAATAGCATTCCACAAGGCGATGGATTTCTGAGGCGGGATAATGCCCTGCAAGAACTCGGACTTATCGAGGAACTCGCTGAGGCCCTGAAGGCTTTGTAATTCCTGTAACTCTTCCTTCATCTTGCTAGTTGAGGCGTCAACCTCGAATTTGAGGGCTTCGGTAGCGGTTGAGTAGTTGATACGGATTTTGTTGTCATCAGACAAGAGGCTGGGGTCAAACTTGCCTTCGGCGGCTAGTTTACGCAGTTCCTCGGCAGTCTTCTTATTAAGTTGCAGCTCTTCCACGCCCTCACGTTCGGCGAAGTACAGGTTAATGGCGGTCTCACTCCAGCGCTCGAACCAAGTCTCGAACTGCTTGCGAACATAGTTGTCGTCAATGCTTAGGTTAGCCTTGCTGGCCTCAACCCCTTGGGGAGTTTTACTAAATCCCGGGTTGCCGATTTCGGCCGATATGCTCGTATCGGGACTAGCCAAGAGGTTGAGCATTTGGGATTTCATTAAGCCGTAGTTGTTGGGGAAGTTGGCGAGGGCAGTGCTGTCAATAATTAGTGGTTCAACATTAGCGACGTTCTTATCCTGCGAACCAACGTCAATAATCACATTTGGAGCGAATTTAATCTTGTTCTTAGAAAAGTTACCACGCTTAATAAGAGGCGGGTTGAGTTGCAGGGCCCGGTTGTATTGGTACATCTGCATCTCGCCGTCCATTAGGTTTTGGAGCGAGCCAGTCAAGTCTATGATACTACGTCCGAGTGGATTAGAGCCATCAATATCTCCATAAGCGAAGCTAACGGGTAGTTCGCCGCGAGGGTCTTTGTTTATCTTAGTACGAACAATTGTGCCGATGTAGGTTTTGTCCTTGCCGGTGCCGGTGGTTTGAACGTGGAAGGTGTAGAACTTGCTCTTAACGCCGCGCTGGAAGCCAGTAATCAGCTCCACGCCACCCTTAGTGTTGATAGACTTTTCGCGCTCACTTGGCGTCTTAGCCTTCTCGTCCTTGGTTGATTCAATGTTTTTAACAGCCCTGAGCGCTTCAATGTCCCAGGTGCGGTCGACACCCTTGCCTAGTTTTTCCTGTGAGGCGATTAGAGCATCGATGTCGGCCGTTTGCCACCAGGAACGCATAAAGACGTACTGTGATTCTTCATCACTAATCTTACCGGGCTGGAGGAACATATCACCCCAATACGGTAGGCGCAGGTCGGTACAGAAATAACCGCCGTGATTAACGAACGGAGCGTAGGTTGGGCAGGAGCCGAAGCCCAGGAACTTCTCGACCACCATCCAACACTTTTGCAGTAGGGCATAACCCTCATTGGCATTAGGAATGATTTTGTCGGTATATATAAAAGAAGCCACTACACTCAACCAATCATTGGTGGTGCTTTTAACCTTGCCGGTTGGTAACTGTTGAATGATGCGGTGCGGGGTCTTTCTTATAATAGACGCCAACGTGCCGTCGGTTGTCTTGGGGTATTCTTTAGGTATAGAGCCGTGCGGCTTGTTACGCATCAGGCGCTCATATTCAAAGAAATTGTCTGTGAGACCCTCAGTATACTGTTGGCTGTCTCGGAAGCGTTCCACCAAATTTTCGGGCTTCAAGTACTGAAATGTGGGCATTTTTTATCTTTCTCTCTGCATAATATCATATCATTGACTTTTCTGTTCCACCATAACCTCCGAGTCAGCTTCTTCGGGCGTATAGAGATAGGTACGCTTAGCCCAAACTTTGCCGTTTCGCTTCCGCATAATCTTTAAATGAACTGGTGAACCCTCGAAGTCAAACACTAAAACCTGCCCGACCTCCAACTCTTTTTGCCCCTTTTTTGTTAAGTCGGGTGTTATGTCAAGCCACACCATCGTGTATTTCCTTATTCTGGGCCTCAATCGCGTGAAACACCAGTTCAAGGTCGTAGCCATCCACCGAGAAAGCTGCCGTCGTCCCGTTGGCGAAGTAGGTCTCCACAAAAAACCCGCCGTTTACTTTGATTATTGAGATTCTTTCTATGTTTACATCCATTACTTTGCCCATATCTTCGTTAAATTACCACTAGTATACTCTTCTTCCTCATCTTCTTGGGGGCGGAGCGACTCCATAGCGTACCTCACAGCGTCCATAGCGTCCGAGAAGGCATGGTTAGGCGATGGTTTGCCGCCGGTTTCAGAGCCCATAACCTTACCAGTTAATCTATCGGTCTTCCACATGTAGTTTCTGTAGGCTTTGATAACATTTAGGCTATTCTTGGTCACGGAAATCTTCTGGTCCTGCACCCACTGGATGCCAGTAAAGACAGAGCCAGGCCCCTTCTGAGCGCCCAGCATGTTTATCCCATACTCCTGCATCTCAGCGATGCTCTTCGGCTCGGCAGAGTCAGCAATGCACAGAATGTTCTTATACTCCGAGTTCTCAATATAGTCGGCGATTCTACGGTTGCTCATGCCGGTCTGAAACAGCAGCTCGTCAATAATATAGCCGCCATTATAGTAGTGAACAGCCACCAGCACCGCCGGGTCGTTAGCATAGCCAAAGTCTAGCCCTAGACGCTCTACGCGGGCCTCGTGAGGAATGTCGTCTATGAAGGTCCAGCCGGAGTAAATCTTACCCTCAACCTCACCAAGCTGCCCAAGTCCGTAGACCTTCCACCATTCTCTATTGTGTTTCTTAGCTTCAATACTTTGAACGATGTCACTTGCCAGACTTTCGTTGTCTTTATAAGTAAGAGTAATAAAGTCGACGTTCTTTTTAACATAGTCCACGTTTGGGTTATTAAGAATCTCTGTGTAGAACCAGAACTCATTAGTCGGGTTCCAGTCAAGCCATATCTCTCCCTTAGTACGAACTTCCAATTGCTCAAAACTCTCAAACGGACAGTTATTAGCCTCGTTCATAAACAAGATGTCGCGCCTCGGTCCTCTAACCTTATCCGGCGTATCTACCCCGAAGAACTCTAATCTAACTGTCGGCGAGAATGAATAAATAAAGTCTGTCCTATTCCACTGCGCTTCTTGGAAGTACTTATGCCCCTCCATAATATTAAGAAAATCTCTCATCACTCCACGCTTCAAGTGCGGAAGGCTTTCACTAACCACGCTCACCAACAACTGCTCGCCATTATTAGCAGCAGTCTGGCACTTGTCTATTAGAATCAGCAAGATACTTATAGTCTTACTAGCAGAAGTTCCCCCCGCCGCAGCTCGGATGCGTTTGTCTAGTTTTAACAGTTTGTGTGTGGCGGTTACAGCTTTAAACTCACCCATAATAATTCGCAGTATAACACACACATAAAATTTTAGACTTCACGCGCGTACATATTTAAGAATGAGTCTATACCTTCGTTTCTTTATATATACCCTAAAGCAGATATATGGAAGATATGACAATAGGGGGCCCCTTTTAGTATATATATGAATGGTAGTAGGTGGGTGCTTGTGCTTGGCCCTGGGCTGGGAGGGCCTGCCTCAAGCATAATGTATGTGTCAAGTGTACGCTATATGTAGCGTGTATGCAATACATATATAAGAGTAGGTATGTATAACAGGGGTGAGGTATGTCGCACAATGTGTAATGTACGACTTAGGTATCTTGGTCTATGACTGTGTTATCTACCTTTTTGGGTTGTTGTACGCTCATACCTGCTAGTATAGGCTGTACGACATTGACTGTTACGTTGTTGTTTGTGTTCATCATACCACTTAGTTTAGCTAGGGTTTCATAGGCTTTTAACCTGGTATCATCTACACTTCTACTGTCTACAAAGTCTTTGGTAGCAATGTTCTGTACACCTTGTTTTATATGTTCAGGGCTTAGTTCTAGTTTGTCGATGTATGCCGATAGCCATTTGGGGGCGAGGTGGGTTAGGTTTCTACTATAGGAGGGCGAAAAGCCAGCATTTATACCACTTCTGTAGACGTTGCCGAAGGTCTTAGAATCTGGATTTGTCCAGTTGTCCATAAACATCAATTTCTTTTTGTCTAGCCGTATGGGTTTATCTTTAGTAGTTAGTTGTTTGTTGTCCATAGTTGTATTTTATCATAGGTGGGCGCACCTCTGTTGTGTTCGTAGTTTGTCTATAGTTATGCACAGGATTAGTTATAATTATGCCAGTAGACTATTGACAATGTATACCAGTAGGAGTATTGTAGAGGTATGGTTGACTTAGGTTGACCCGAAACTTGAGACACTTACCAAAGGTAGAAGCGACAGAGACTATAGATGTGAGCGAAATGCCACCACTGTCCGATAGCTTCTACCAACGGTGGGAACACAGAGTACAGATTGTCAACCATAATAACGGTTATAGGTGGGCGGTTTTGAGCAATAAATAGGTGGAGCAAACCACAGAGCGTATTTTATACACTTACAATATAAACCTTGAAACTAGCCACCTGTAACCATAATAAGGAGATAATCATGCAATACAGCATTAAGCAAAATCATCCTATATTCAAGAGCGCATCAACGGTAGTTTTGGGCGGAATTGTTTACACGCTACCCGTAGCACCATACAATCAACTAAAACATCTAGTTGAACAGCACCTAAGTGGACACAAGCCACTAGAAACACTGGAACACGAGCTTGAGACAATATAGATGATTGGGTGTCAGCGCAAGTGGTTTAACGTCATCTCGACAGACGACAATCAGCCCATACTTGGGGCGGATAGCCAAAGGGTAGCAAACATTGAATAGCTACCCACTAAGGTCAATGCCTTAGTCGCCCCACTAATCAACGCTAGTCTTATGACTGGCAACCTGTACTCTTAATCAATAGCTTAACAATTAGATATATGGGCTGGCAAGTTGCTAATAGGTGTGTGCGAATCACATCCGGCCCCCAGTAGCCTAAGTAACAAGGCCATGTTAATAGTGGCTGTCCTGGTTCCTCCACGGTGGAGTCATGACCACTAAGAGAATGAATCAACTAACTTGAGGATAAACCTCCTTTACACCTGGTGACACATAGCGACTAGCTAGCCGGAGTAAGCAATAGCTTGCGTAACGCACAGGAGTTAGAACGTCAGATAAATCGGCAACGAGAGACTGGCTGTCAACAAGAGGAACCGAGACAGTTGCTATTAACAAGTCAAGGCCATGTATATATTCATTAAGGATTAAAGTAAAGGAATTGTGATGGATAATTTAAAAAGGGTGGCGGTTTGGACGCTTGCAGGGGCTGTGGGCGTGTTTATTGGAGTGGTGGGCGGTTGGTGGTACATATCACACTACATGGTCGTTAGAACGGCTGAGAATGACTCACAGATAGTATTTTATGGTGAGGTTGAGGGGGCAGTCTGTCGAGGAGTGTTGACTGGTGCATTTGAGATAGTCAACGAAGTTTGTGGACTTGAGGCAGTTAAATAGGCAACAATTAAGGATTCGTTTTAGCCCTACCAACATTTATGGTGGGGCTTTTCTATTATTAAAAGAGT